TTAAAGCTGATAGCGAATCATTACCACGTCAGCTTGGATGAGCTTGCATGGGACGAGGGCGAGCGAGAGAGTAAACCTTTATAGTATCGCAAAAAAAATTGGCCTTTGCCCCCAATTCGGGGCAAGCGTAGAAAAATATGTGTCAGAATGAGGGTGCGGGGTTATATCCGTATCCTCATTCTTTCCATCCATCCTTTCTTTCCTCCTGACCCCGGCGGATGCCGGGGATATGCAGACGTAGCTCAGTTGGCAGAGCACCGCGCCAGGAGGTATGCGCAGGTTCAAGTCCTGCCGTCTGCACCACATCCAGCGCCGTGAGAAGTACAATCACAAACGGGTTGCCCGGAGATGGGCGCAGCAGGGCAACAGAAACGTGTACCTATGGGGGCCAACCGCAGGCAGCCGACACGCAGCGGTGACAGTCTGGAAAGACAGACAAACATAGGGGCGAATGTTCCAAGGCTGGCGAGGCGGTCTCCAAAACCGCAGCGTTGATATGCAGCACTGGCAGGTCGGAGGTGTGTGACATGGCGTTGAAATTTTCCGTTCAGACGGACGGCATGGACGCTGTAAAAGAGGCTGTTTCCAAGGGCTGTGATCGCGCAGAACACGTTCTGGCGGTGCAGGTCGCAAAAGATACCGCTCCGTTTGTACCTATGCTCACAGGCTCTCTTAGAACGCACACAAGGGTAACGGGAAACACGGTTGTTTATCCAGAGCCGTATGCCAGATATCTGTATTGCGGCACCGTGGAAGGGTAAGACCGCTACAAGGGGCTTGCCTGTGCGCTGTATGAAAGCGGCGGGTTGAATAATTTTATTTGGCTGGCACCGGCTTGTGTAAAAGAAACGGATGCGACCGACATACCGGCGCAGGGCTGAAAAGTTCCGTGGTTAGCGCGTACAGAACCATGCAGAGCGAACTCCGAGGCGTGTTCATCGAAAGGTATGCGGAAGTGGTGAGGTAACGGCTGCCCTTGGGCAAGGCCGTTGTGTAGGGTAGTATGCTTGCCCGGTTCTGTACGGCTAATTGTGTAAGCAACTCAAATGGAGAGAATAACGCCCAATGTGGGCGGCGTTGTAGCCCCTCGGGGCGGGTAAAGTCTGCTATGTAAGGCCAAGGGGTGGGGGCCGGTAGCAAAACAGGGGGGAGTTATGGCAAAAGGGGGAAACGCGTCTTTTGTTGTGACTGCTTCAAGCGTAAAAAAGTTTTTACGACAATCGGAGAAGTCAACGGCTTGTGAAAGATTGATGGATAAGGCACGGTTGCATATTCCCGATTTTGACATTAAGCGAGTAAGGCGAAAGGGAGTGAGCGTATGGCTGGCGGAGCGCCAAGGAAATGGAAAAGCGTAAAGAAAATGCAAAAAGCCATTGACGCTTATTTTGAGAGCTGCAAAGGGGAACCGATTATTGGCGACGATGGACAGCCGCTGATGGATAAATACGGCAACGTCATTCTGATAGGGCAGAAGCCGCCCACGATAACGGGGCTTGCGTTGGCGTTGGGGTTTACGGGCAGACAAGCGCTGATCGATTATCAGGCGCGGCCAGAGTTCGCGGACACGGTTACGCGCGCGAAGTCCCGGTGCGAGGAATATGCTGAAACCCGTCTGTACGATAAGGACGGGGCAAACGGCGCGAAATTCAGTCTTGGATGCAACTTTGGATGGCGTGAAGTCAACGAAACAAAATTGACTACAGATGCGGTCAAGGTGGTCATTGATGTCTGAAATCCACCTGTCGGATAAAATCGGCCCTGCATTTTACAGCGTGGCGCGTGACATTTTTCATCATGGTCACACGCACTATGATTTTAGCGGCGGGCGCGGCTCGCTGAAATCCTCCACAGTATCAATTATCGTTCCGCTTCTGCTGGTTGGCAATCCGGGAACGCACGCGCTTGTGCTGCGCAAGGTAGCAAACACGATCCGCGATAGCGTGTATGCTCAGTATATCTGGGCAATCGGCGAGCTGGGCATGGCGGCGTATTGGGAAGCGAAACTATCCCCGATGGAGCTGATCTATAAGCCGACAGGCCAGAAGATCATGTTTCGCGGCGCTGATGATCCGATGAAGATCAAGTCTATCAAGGTGCCGTTTGGCTACATTGCCGTGACGCACTTTGAAGAGAAAGACCAGTTTGCCGGTCGCGCGGAAATCCGAACCATTTTACAGTCCACCATGCGTGGCGGATCGGTGTTCTGGAACTTCGAGAGTTATAACCCGCCGATCTCGCGCGATAACTGGGCGAACAAGGACAGCTTAGAAGAACGCGCTGACCGGCTGTGCCACAAATCAACATATCTGCAAGCACCGCCTGAGTGGTTGGGAGAACAGTTCCTTGCAGAAGCGGAACACCTGAAAGAGACGGACGAGCGAGCATATCAGCACGAATATCTCGGTATACCGGTAGGGACCGGCGGAAATGTGTTTGACAAGCTGGAACTGCGGGAGATTACCGATGAAGAAGTCAAGAGTTTCGACCGCATCTATCAGGGAGTGGACTTCGGCTGGTTCCCAGACCCGTTTGCTTTTATCCGGCTGCATTATAATCGGGCGCGAGAGACCATTTATCTGCTGGACGAGATTTACCAAAACAAATTATCCAACGAGCAAAGCGCGACCATGATTAAGCAGCGCGGATATAACAACATTAGAACGATCTGCGACAGCGCCGAGCCAAAGAGCGTTGCTGATCTCCGCGCAATGGGGCTACCTGCGTATGAAGCGGTCAAAGGCCCCGGCTCTGTGGAATATGGCATGAAGTTTTTGCAGCGGAGAACGATTGTTATTGATAGGCGACGCACACCGCACGCTTACGATGAATTTGTTGGATACGAATACGAACGAAACAAAGACGGTGACATTATCAGCGGATACCCAGACGCGAACAACCACCTGATTGACGCGACTCGGTATGCGCTTGAGCCTGTCAGCCGCAGAATGGGAGTTATTGCATGAGCAGTGCAGTTATCCAAAAGTTAAAAGAGCTTGGCTATACAACGATCTCTGAAGAGTTTTATGGGCAAGTTGATCTGTGGGAATCATGGTACGTTGGTAAAGTGAAGGGCTTCCACCAGTACCGCAGATATAACGGCCACAAGTGGACTAAACACAATAGAGCAACGCTTAGTATGGGGAAAAAGGTCTGCGAGGACTGGGCGAACCTGCTCATGAACGAAAAAGTCAAAATCACGCTTGAGGGCAAAAAAGAACAGGATTTCATTGATCGCGTTTTGGCGGAGAACAATTTCACCGTTAAAGCTAATGAGATGCAGGAGATGAAATCCGCACTGGGGACGGTGGCATATATACCCCGCGTGACGGGGCAGGGCGTGACGGATTCCGGAGAGATCATCCCCGGTGACGCGTCCAGCATTGCGATTGATTATGCCACGATGCATGACATTTACCCACTTGCATGGCAGAACGGCTTTATTTATGATTGCGCTTTTACTTCCAGGGTTACGCGAGGCGGAAAAGATTATGTGTATTTTCAGATCCACCGCAGAGCGAATGATGGGACGTATGTAATCGAAAACCGAATTTACCGATACCAGAACGAACAGTTGTCCGATGAAGATTTGAAGAATGTTCCCGGGTTTGAGCGCATCCCCCCTGTGGTATATACCGGAAGCAATAAACGGCAGTTTGTAATTGACAAGCCGAACATTGCAAACAACTTCAATTATCTTCTGCCTGTTGGCATTTCCGTTTTTGCAAATTCCATTGATGTCCTTCGCGGCGTTGATACTGCGTATGATTGCTACGTCAATGAGTTTGAAAACGGCCCCATGATGATGATGGTCAAAATGTCAGCGACAAAGTATGAAGACGGTGAACCGACACTGGATGACAATGACAGGCGGTTTTACCTTCTCCCGGAAGATACACAGCAGGGGAGCGTTGTTGAGACCGTTGCGCCGGAGCTGAGGACGGCTGCGCTGAATGTCGGCCTGCAAGACCATCTTAATATGCTTTCCAGCAAATGCGGGTTTGGCGAAACCTATTATCGGTTTAATGGCGGCAGCGTGGCAACAGCCACGCAGGTAATCAGCGAGAATAGTACCATGTTCCGCACGATCAAAAAGCATGAAGTCATTTTGGAAAGTGCTCTGGTTGAGCTTTGCAGGGTCCTTCTGCGACTTGGTAATAAGGCGTTGGGCGCAGGGCTTGATGAAAATGTTGAAATCAGCATTGATTTTGATGATTCCATCATTGAGGACAAGCAGAGCGAATTTGCCCGTGACCTGCAAATGCTCAACGCAGGGATCATGAACGCTTGGGAATTCCGGGCAAAATACATGAATGAGGACGAAGCCACCGCAAAGGCATCGCTACCAAAGATGCAGGACATGGTGACCGAGGAAGAAACGGAGGTCGAGTAATGGGATTTGGAGAAAATACTGGGACTTTTGGGGTTGCGAAAAATGAGCCGGTATCCATTTACCCCGGAACTACTTGATGCGCTCCCAGAGGATCTGGCAGAACTGTTCCGGGCACTTGAACTCGTATTGCTGGATGAAATCTGCTCCCGGCTGAAAGCTGCGGATGAACTGAACGAGGTCACGGTGCAGGACATTCGGGCGCTACGGTCCCACGGCATCGACCTTAAGGAAATCAAGAAAGCAATCCACGAGACTTCCGGCATCAGCAAAACTAAGCTGGACAAGCTGCTGGGCGATGTGGTCGCAAGGAACCAACAGTATTACACCGATATGATTGACCTTGCGCATATCACCAAGCCTGAGACACTGGTTGACGCTGCGGAAGTGGCGGCGATTAGGACGCAGACACTTGATACATTCCACAATCTGACCGCATCCATGGGCTTCTTGGTGGACGCTGGGCGTACAATGCTCCCACCTGCCAAAGCGTACCAATGGGCACTTGACAGCGCAGCGTTGCAGGTGCAAAGCGGAGCAATCAACTACAATCAGGCGATTAAAACGGCTGTGAAGGAACTTGCGGACAGCGGTCTAAAAGTGGTTGACTACGAAAGTGGCCATCGGGATCATGTCGATGTTGCCGTGCGAAGAGCCGTAATGACCGGCGTATCTCAAATCTGCGCCAAGTATACGGAGCAATCCGCAGAATATCTGGATACACCCTACTTTGAAGTTTCGGCCCATGTTGGCGCACGAGATAAGCCGGGACCTTCACCGTGGTCATCACATAAGGATTGGCAAGGACGTGTTTACAGCGTCCGTGCCGGAGACATTTATCCGAGCATTTATGACGTTTGCGGCCTGGGCACTGTTGACGGTCTGGAAGGGGCCAACTGCCGCCACAGGCGGTTCCCGTGGGTTGAGGGCGTGTCCGAGCGCACTTACACGGATGAACAGTTGGAACACATCGATGATGGCCATGGATGCACGTTTGATGGCAAGGATTACACGGCATACGAGGCAACCCAGATGCAGCGCCGCATTGAGCGGACCGTTAGAAAGCTAAAGCGCGAAAAAGCCGCCTACAAGGCCGCAGGATTGCATGAAGATGAGACTGCGGTAAACATACGGCTACGGCGGTTAAACGCCAAATACAAGGCGTTCAGCGCGGAAGCTGGCCTGCCGGAGCAACCGGAGCGGATGCGCGTCTATTTCACGGATGATGCAATGTTAAAAATGGCAAATGCCATGAAAACGCATCGGGCGGAAGTGGCAGCGTCTAACGCTAAAGACGATAGCGACACTCTCAAGTTTTTCGGCGCAGACGCAAGAGATAACTTGAATTCTATTGTGAAAAGACGTACAATAAAGCTGGAAAATGGCTTTGCTTGCTTCCCGGACAGTGACCCGCTGAATGAAAACGTTAAAATGGTAAAACCTCTTAAAACGTATTTTGACGTCGCTATGCACGGAAGCCAGACGGCAGTCGGATTTGGCACAAAAGAACTCAATATGTCACCGCGCTTACTTGCCGCAGTCATTCGGCATAGTAAGGGGTGGAACGGCCAGAAAGTTCGTTTGCTATCTTGTAGCACAGGCGCACGCATGGAAAACGATTATTGCTTCGCAGAAGAGCTGGCAAATGCACTTGGCGTTGAAGTAAAAGCCCCAGACGATGTGCTTTTTATTTCCGGTGCTGGCGTACTGAAAGTAGGAACGCATGGGGAAGGAAATATTTTGACGTTTACCCCAAATCAAAGAGGAAGGAGAAAGTGACATGGATTTCGGTTTTTTTAAAGGATTGCCATACAAGAATTCTATTGAGAATTTTGAAGACTATAAGAAATACAAAAATAGTATCCCAAAAGAAGCGATTTTAAGCCACATTTCCTCCCTCGATGCCGGGCTGACATCGCTGCCCAGTTCTGATATGTTTACTGGCGAAGAACTTCACGCAGGTATGTTTTGGGACGGTAAATTCACCTTTCCGTATGAGTTCCTGCATTACTACAAGAATTATGATATTGGCGTCCCCTATGAGTATGAATCATATTTGAAAGAAATCGGGGTAGGCTAATGGATGATAAACTGATGCAGGCCATCGAGGCTATTATCCGGCGCGGCAATGACGCAGAGATCCGGCGCAAGGGTGACGGGTACATCGTGTTAGAGGTCAAGAAAACAATCAAATATTCAACTCCCGCGTAATTGGGCACGGGAAAGGGCAATAGGAGCCAACGACTGAGGTTTTCTCGGTGGTTGGCTCTTTTGTTGTAATACGCAGTGGGGAATGACGCTGTGGAATAAAGGAGAATAAAAAATGGCAGACGAAATTAAGACTTTTGATGAAATACTGGCTGACCCCACCTATAAGGCGGAGTTCGACAGGCGAATCACAAAGGCGCTTTCGACTGTTCAGAGCAAGCTGGACGCGGAAGTGGAAAAAAACAAGCAGTTTTTAGCAAACGGCAACGCGGAAACGGACGCACTCAAAAAGGAGATCGAGGGCTACAAGTCCAAGATTGCCGATTATGACTACGCAGACGTTATCCGTAAAACGCTTTTTGAGAAAGGCGTGAAGTTTAGCTCTAAAGCTGCCGAGAAGGCATATTTGGCAGACCTGAAAGCAAAGCATCTTGAGATCAAAGACGGCGCGCTTGATGGGTTTGACAAATGGCACGAGGAACAAGTCAGCGCCGATCCGTCCGCGTTTCAGGATGGCGTAAAAATTGACTGGTCCGCTGCCGTTGGCGGCGGTGAAAAGAAAACTGACACCAATGCCGCGATGAACAATCTGATTCGCGGCGCACTCAAGTAACAAAAAGGAGAATATAACATGGCAAGTATTGATCGTTCCGCACTTTCTGGCCTGATCCCGGAACCCGTAACCCGCGAGATCATGCAGGGCGCTATCGCTGAATCTGCCGTTCTGCGCATGGGCCGCAGACTGGCAAATATGTCCAGCAAGACGCAGACCATCAACGTGCTTGACGCCCTTCCCTCTGCGTACTTTGTCAACGGCGAAGCTTCTGACAGTGGCTCTGGTGAGGCATTCAAGCAGACCACTAAGATGGCATGGGACAAGAAGAAGTTGTATGCCGAGGAAATCGCAGTTATCGTCCCCATCCCCGAGGCTGCACTCGATGACGCTGACTATGACATCTGGGGCGAGGTTAAGCCCAGACTGACCGAGGCTTTTGGCAAGGTCATTGATTCCGCTATCCTGTTTGGCACGAATAAGCCCGGCACTTGGCGTGAAGGAGTTGTCCCTGCTGCCATTGCTGCTGGCAACGGTGTCCCTGTGAGCGATAGCGTGTTCGATGACATTATGGGCGAAGGCGGCTTGATTTCCAAGGTCGAGCTGGACGGCTTTAATCCTAATGGCGTAATGTCTGCAATCCAGATGCGCGGCAAGCTGCGCGGCCTGAAAGACACCACTGGCCAGCCCATCTTCAAGACCGATATGCAGGGCGCTACCAGATACGGCCTTGACGGTATGGATATGTACTTCCCCATGAACGGCGCGTTCGACCCTGCGCAGGCGCAGATGATCGTCGGCGATTGGAGCCAGCTCGTTTATGCCATTCGCCAGGATATGACCTTCAAGGTCTTTACCGAAGGCGTGATTCAGGACCCCGCCACGAAGGACATCGTCTACAACCTCATGCAGAACGATATGGTCGCACTGCGCGCTGTCATGCGTCTTGGCTGGGAGATTGCAAACCCCATCAACGCTTACAACGCAGAAAAGGTGAACCCGTTCCCCTTCTCCGTTTACGGCAAGGGCGGTGCTATCTCCACCGTTGCTGTGTCCCCTGCTACCGCCACCGTAAAGAAGGGCGAAAGCAAGCTGTTTACCGCCAAGGTTGACGGTGAGGGCATCATCAACGGCGAGGTTGAATGGTCTCAGGATGGAACCAAGAGCAAAATCAGTGATGAGGGCGTCCTGACTGTCTCCGCTACCGAAACCAAGGACAGTATTACCGTTACCGCCAAGTCCAAGCAGGACGGCACAAAGACCGGCACTGCTACTGTCACTGTTTCTGGCTGATTTGAAAGGAGCTGACCCAATTGACATACGCTGATTACACATACTACTCCGGTGTCTATATGGGCACTGTAAGCAGTGGGGATTTTCCGCGTCTGGCTGTCCGGGCCAGCTCCTTCCTCGATTATTTCACGCAGAACCGAGCCAAGGACAACGCGGATCTGGATGCGGTAAAGATGTGCTGCTGTGCGCTGGTTGACAAGTACGCGGTTATCGAAGCTGCGCAGGCGCTTGCAATGAAGAACCTGGCGACTGCTGCCGCTAATGACGCAGAAGTCAAAAGCGAGACGGTGGGCGGTTATTCCCGCACACTGGCGATCGGCGGCGAATCTGCCGTTTCTGCGCTGAACGCTACGGATGGGGAAAGAAAGCTGCTCGCAGAGACCTGCATGGAGTATCTCGCCCACACTGGCTTGCTGTACCGAGGGAGGGGGTGCGGATCATGTACGCTCCCCACACTGTAACAATCTACAATCCGGTCAAAGAAACCGACAAGGAGACGTTTCAGGAAACGCAAAAGCTGTATGTGACCGTACTTCGTGGCGTAATGCTGCAAGCATCTAAAGCTGTTAACGTGCGCGAGAGCGGGCTTGAGGGAGCGGATGCGGTTGATCTCTACATTCCATTCGGCGTAAAAGCGGTGGACGGCTTTACTGGCAAGGCAAAAACCTATGCCGGTCCGCAGCGGTTTTACGCAGCGGAGGACAAATCCGGACTATGGACGCTTTCCGTTAAAGGAAATGGCGGTACAACGTTTTTCATCAAAGGCGAGTTTGTGACGGATAACGAAACCGTGGCGCTGGCTCAAGATAACTGCTACACCGTGACCAAGGTTGACGAGAAAGATTTCGGCAGCGTTGATATGCAGCACTGGCAGGTCGGATGCGTGTAATATGGCGTTGAAATTTTCCGTTCAGACGGACGGCATGGACGCTGTAAAAGAGGCCGTTTCCAAGGGCTGTAATCGCGCAGAACACGTTCTGGCGGTGCAGGTCGCAAAAGATACCGCTCCGTTCGTGCCTATGCTCACAGGCTCTCTTAGAACGCGTACAAGGGTAACGGGAAACACGGTTGTTTATCCAGGTCCGTATGCCAGATATTTGTACTACGGCAAACTGTACGTTGACCCGCTGACCGGAAGCTCTTATGCGCGGAAAGGCGTTACGAAGGTTCCGGCGGTGCCGGAAAAGAATTTGATTTTCCACAGAACCGGGACTTGCTCCCATTGGTTTGAAGCATCCAAGGCGCAGAACATGGAGAAGTGGGTGCGTGTAGCAGAAAAGGCGGTGAAGCGTGATCTCTAAAGAAAAACCTGTAATGCTGGCATCCAGCAGCGAAAAGGCAGACCTTGACCGCCTGATGCTGATTTGGTCGAACCGCTTTCCCGGTATTCCGGAGAATGTGGATCTGATCAAGTACGAGTATTTCGCGGCAAAAACGGTAGGCATGGCGCTTTCCTCCGTTCAGGGAGCCGTTATTACCAAGAAGTATATCTGCGGTGGATATCAGGCGAAGTATTCGTTTGAAATCCATTACCAGATCGCACCACCCGGCAAGAGCGACGATACACGCTTGAAGGCGGTTGAAGTGCTGAACAAATTTGCGGACTGGGCGCAGATGCAGCGACCGGACATTGGAGAGGGCAGGCGCGCCCTCCGCGTTGAGACTTCTGCGTTTGCATCGTATCTCGGCGCGACAAGCGACCAATACGAGGACTACATGGTCCCGCTAAAACTGATTTACGAGGTGAATATATAATGGCAGATTTAACTTTTGCGACGCCCGAAGGTCAGACCATTGACCGCGAGCTTTTGATCGCGTATCTAAATACCGGCTCTAAGGAAGCTCCCACTTGGAGCGCCATCGGTAAGCGCGTGGAGGATTCCAGCGAAGAGATGGATTGGGGTCAGGAGAGCAAACAGGACATCCTGGGCAACACCTTCACCACCATGAAGAAGCCCGTTATTTCCCAGACCTTTGATCCCATCCCTATGGATTCTGGTGACGCTGCTGCGGTGAAGATGTGGAACCTTGCCGTCAAGGATCATGACGCGCAGGCTCTTGCCAATCAGGATATGATGATTGGACACTTCTATGCTACGTCCGGCGAGGCGAAGTTTGCCGAGCGATATGATTCCTGTGCTATTGCCGTGACGGGAATCGGCGGCGACGGCGGCGGTACGCTCAACATCACGAGTGAGATCACCTACGGCGGCAATCGTACGCTGGGCACCATTACCAAGGATACCAGTGGCGTGACCTTTACGGCAGGGGCTTAAAAACAAAGGGGCGGGCGCAAACCCGCCCCAATTTCGGAGGCTATTATGAAAGACCTGATTTTCGATACCGGTTTAGTTACCTACAACATCAACGGAAAATGCGAATTCTCCTTTAACCCCACCGACAGCGCCTTTGTGGAAAAGCTGTTTAATGCCTTTGATATCCTCGACAAGAAGCAGGATGCGTACAAGGCAGAGGTGGAAAAGACTGCCAACAAGCGGGAAGTTTTTGAAACCGCCCGGAAGATGGACGAGGAAATGCGTGAGATCATCAACGATGTGTTCGGCTTTGACATTTGCTCTGCCCTGTTCGGCGAGATGAACGTATACGCGCTGGCGGACGGCCTGCCGGTGTGGGCGAACCTGATGCTTGCCATCATGGATGAGGTTGACACCACCTTTGCCCGTGAACAGAAAGCCACCAACCCCCGCGTGAGCAAGTACACTAAGAAGTACCACAAATGAGGTACGATCTGCCGACTGCCGTAGAGGTAAACGGCGCTGAGTACCAGATACGCTCTGACTATCGCGATATCCTAACGATCATTGAGGCACTGTCTGACGCTGAGTTGTCGGAGGAAGAAAAGGCCGAAGCCATGCTTGACATTTTCTATCCAGACTTTGCGGAAATGCCGCAGAGCGACTACGAGGAAGCAATCAAGCAATGCGCAAAATTCATCAACTGCGGCGAAGAGCAGCGTGAAGAAAAGCGTGGGCCAAAGCTGATGGATTGGCAGCAGGACTTTCCCCTGATCGTTGCCCCAGTCAACCGCGTTCTGGGACAAGAAGTCAGATCTGTTGAGTATCTGCACTGGTGGACGTGGGTATCCGCATATCAGGAAATCGGGGATTGCACTTTTGCCCAGGTTGTGGGAATCCGCAACAAAAAGGCAAAGGGGAAGAAACTGGATAAAAGCGAACAGGAGTTTTACAAGCAGAACCGGCACCTGGTTGACTTCAAGCGGCAGTATACGGAACAGGACGAGGACGTTATCAGCAAGTGGATATGAAAACCGCCCTCCGGAGAGGGCGGCTGATTGGTGGCTTATTTTTCTACCAATTCTGCATCAATGCTGACTGTTTTAGGATCAAAAGTCAATTTATATGTTTTTGACTCGCAAACGTTCAGCTTAAATTTTTGACTTGAAACACATCCGCGAGCGATTGAAATTGTGTGGGACCCAAAATCGAGGCGGAGAGAAACGGGCGCGTCCAAATTATGCCCTGTTTTTTCTCCATCGATAATTAAAATCGATTTCCCCTCTATGACTGAACGAGGGCGTTCACGCTCCACATAAAAGTTTGGCGAGTTTGGATCGGCGGCATTTACCAAATTTGACATTTTCTCCACCAAGGATTCCGATCTCTTTTGGAATAATTCATCTGGAATTATACCGGAATCATGCAAATCTTTTAGTTTTTGCAATTCATCCAAAATTGACCCGCTTGTTTGCGTATCAGCACTTTTACTCTGGCTTGTTTGGTTGGAAATTGCAATCAACTTATCGAACAATTCTTTTTCCTTTTTCTTGTTCCCTGTTGGGGGAGTTGGCGTACATTCAATTACAGCGGTAGTCCCGTCTGCATATTCGACAAAAAAACTATAAAGAGAAAAGTTTGATGTATGAAACAACAAAGTTTCTTCCGCCTGCCTAACGCCAAGGAGCTTTGCGGACTTGATGTTGCTTTTGTTTTTGCTAAAAAGGCTCATTATATCACTCCTTAACAATTATTTTATCCAATATAACATATAAAATTGCACATTTCAAGCAATAGAAAGAGGGTGATTGCATGGCGGATGGTTCCGTTATTATCAAGGCGGATGTTGATGACAAACAAGCGCAGACTGAATTAAACCGGCTTACTAAAAAAATAGATTCGCTCAATGAAAAAATCAGCGATAAAAAGCAAGAGCAGATGCCACTGGTTGAGCAATCAAAACAATTAGCGGCTGTTCTCGATGACGCAAAGGCGAAACTGGACTATATGAAAAGCGGCGATGCGTTTTTTACATCCAGCTCTATAAAGGAGCAGGAGCAGACAGTAGCATCATTGCAAAAAGAATGGGACGGTGTGCAAAAAAAGGTTGAGGCAATGGATACGTCCATCGCCAAAGATACCCGAAGCCTTGAACGAATGAGCACCCGGGCGGGAGAACTTTCTGCACAGCTCGCGGGAGCCAAAAGACACACTCAGGGGATGTCACCCGCAGCCCAAGAAGCGGCAAAGCAGATGGAAAAATTCACCAACCGCATCAAGGGCCTTGCTCGACGCGTTTTTGTTTTTACGCTCATCACAAAGGCACTTCGCGCATTGAAAGATTATATGTGGAGTGCCATTCAAACAAACGAAAAGGCCATGAAGGCAGTTTCAAAGTTAAAAGGTGCTTTGCTGGTTTTAGCACAGCCCATTTTGAATGTGCTTATCCCTGCGTTTACTGTTTTTGTAAATGTGCTGACGCGTATAGTCAATACAATTTCCGACCTTGTTTCAAAAATATTTGGGACAACGGCAGAAGCATCTGCGGAAGCTGCTGAGAATCTATACGAAGAAAGCAGTGCAATGGATAAAACCGGGAAAGCTGCAAAGAAAACAAGTAAATCTTTAGCATCTTTTGACGAAATCAATAAGCTTTCCGGCAGCGATGACAAGGCCAAAAATGGGCCGGATTTTACAACGGGAATAAACGATCAACTTAGCGCAATCATGGAACTATTTACCGGCGCGCTTTTGCTTGCCATCGGCGCAATTTTAACGTTTTCCGGCGCTAATATTCCGGGTGGCATTACCCTGATGGCTTTAGGCGCTGCGGCGATCTGGGGTGCTGTAAAGACAGACTGGGGGGCAATCGCAAAACTGCTGCAAGGCCCAATCGGGGTTGTTACTGCGATCCTGTCGGTTGCGTTGCTTGCCATCGGTGCAATTATTTTGTTCTCCGGAGCAAACATACCATTGGGCTTGGGGTTGATGGTTGCTGGAGCAATCGGTCTTGCGTCTGTTGTTGCAGCTAATTGGGATACTGTTAAAAAGATGCTGCAAGGCCCAATCGGAGCCGTTGTTGCTCTTTTGAGTTTTGCGCTACTCGTAATCGGTGCAGTGATTCTGTTTTCCGGCGCGAACATCCCGCTTGGCCTTGCGCTAATGGCTGTTGGTGCTGCTGGGATGGCAACGGTCATTGCGGCAAATTGGGATACAATTAAAGAAGCACTGCAAGGCCCTGTTGGAGCCGTTGTTGGCCTGCTTTCTGGCGCGTTGTTGGTTTTGGGTGCAATCTTGGCGTTTAGCGGTGCAAGTGTTCCGCTCGGTTTAGGGCTAATGGTTGCTGGCGCAATTGGGCTTGCGACTACGGTTGCGGCGAATTGGGATACAATTAAAACCTTGCTGCAAGGCGCTATTGGCGGCGTTGTTGCCGTGGTTAGCAGCGCACTATTGGTTATCGGCGCAGTCTTAGTATTCAGCGGAGTCGCACTTCCTCTCGGGATTGGATTACTTATTGCCGGAGCTGCCGGTCTTGCGGCAACGGTGATTGCAAACTGGGATACAATAACAAATCTGCTGGGTGGCCCCATCGGAGCAATCACGGCTATGATAAGCGGCGCTTTGCTTGTCTTGGGCGTAATCCTTGTGTTTACCGGAGTTGGTATCCCTCTCGGTTTGAGAATGATCGTAACCGGAGCGGCTGGACTTGGCTCTGTGGTGGCACTCAACTGGGACTATCTGAAAGAAAAATTAAGCGAAACGTGGGAAAGTATAAAATCTTGGTGGCAATCAAGTGTTGCAAAGTATTTCACCGTTGAATATTGGCAAGACCTTGGCAAAAACATTATTGATGGGTTGCTCAATGGTTTGAAGTCAGCGTTTGAAAGCGTGAAATCTTGGGCTTCTAATGCAATGAGGAGCATCAAAAATGCATTTACAGGCGGCGGTAACGTCCGCACACCTGCCATCAATTCCGCATCCGTTCCCCGTTTGGCGACCGGCGCAGTGATTCCCCCGAACCGTGAGTTTTTAGCAGTACTGGGTGACCAGAAGCAGGGGAACAACATTGAAGCTCCTGAATCTGCCATCGAGGCAGCGGTGGCCCGTGGCATGGCGCAGTATGGCGGTGGCAATCAGACGGCGATCCTTAAGATCGGCGAACAGGAATTGGGCCGCATTATCTTCAAGCTGAACAAGGACCAGACGCAGCGCGTCGGCATTAAAGTGACCTAAAGGCGGTGGGTATGAATTACATCAAAATTAACGGGACTTCATTTGATGTGAATGTCGCGATCTCCAAGTACAACGAAAATTTCAGCGTTCTCGATGGGGAGAACGCTGGGAGATCGAAAGACACAGGCCGGATGATCCGCGATGTTCTGGGGACGTACATTGGGCATAAGGTGACCGTTTTCCGCAGAGGGGACGATTACAGAAGCTACGATGCGTTCTGGAACTATCTCAAATCCCATTCCGTTGACGATTCTGTTTTGCTTGAAGCTGCGGACGGCAACACAACTATTTCCTATCGCGCGTACTACACCAGCGCATCGCACGATATTGAAAAGGTTGAAAATGGAATCAATTATTGGGGTGAAATTGAAATCCATTTCATCCCCATCGCACCGCAAATCACGCGGTAAGGAGGGCTTATGGATTATGCAATGATCGGCCCTTATCAATTTGACCGGGATGCGTCTAAGGACGATATGCGGTTAGACTACTGCTCGTCTTTTCAAGAAGTTGCATTGGATGAAAGCAGCCTTTCGTTCGATACGGTCAGCGTAGAGGTTTGCACTAAAACAATAGGCACACAGCTTTCTGCGCTTCCGAATAACACCCCAATCGTTGTTTACAGGGACGGAGAAATCAAGGCAAGATTTGTGAGCAGTGGCGTTTCTCGTATCGGGCCTGTCACTTATCAACTTACAGGGAGGTCTCCTATGGGCGCGCTTACCGGCATGGTGCACGCTGGCGGCATTTACACAGGCCAGACCGTGGAAGAGGTTGTAAAAGAAATCTGCGGCAACATCCCTTCGCTGATAAAAAGTGTATATGCCGGAGTTAAACTTTACGGCTGGCTTCCTTATGCGGATGGGAAAGAACGCTCTGCACGAGACAACCTCGCACAAGTGCTTTTCGCCATTGGGGCCTATCTCCGCACAGACCTGAACGGTGTTTTGAGAATTGAACCATTGTGGGACGGTACGGCATCGTTGATTGATGTCGACCGATCTTACACCGGGGGAACCGTGAAATACGATTCACCTATCTCTGCCGTGACGGTAACGGAGCATCAATACGTTGCGGGAACGGAAGTAAAGGAGCTATTCTCCGGCACGGCGCAGAATGGCGATATCATCACATTCTCCGAGCCGATGCACTCCCTCTCCGCAACCGGCTTTACCATTCTGGAAAGCGGAGCGAACTACGCCAAGATCTCCGCTGGCACTGGCGCACTGACTGGCAAGGCGTATATCCACAACACCCGCTTAATCACTCAGCCTGTGACGGCAGGCGCGGCGGAAAACGTGAAGTCGGTTACGGATGCCACACTGGTATCTCTGGTGAATTCCTACGCCGTGGCGAAGCGTCTTGCGGACTATTACAGATGCCGCGAGACTATCACCAATGACATTGTAAGCGGACACGAGAAACCGGGACATGTGGTAAGCGTATATCATCCGTATGACAAGAAGATGGTTTTTGCGTGTATACAGTCTCTGGACACCACAATGAGCGCGACGCTTAAAAGCAGCATGGAAGCATTGGTGGGATTTACCCCGGCACAGCCGGAGCAGGCCGAATATTTCAGCGAGCGGGTCCTGCTGACCGGATCGGGCACGTGGACGCCGCCGGAAGGCGCCGAAGCGGTGACGGCGGTCCTGATCGGAGACGGGCAGGACGGCACTGCCGGGCAGAATGGCGAGGGCGTGATGCTCACGGGTCAGACGATCCCAAACACCTGCTCCGGCTCCTTTCCCAGCGCGTCCGCCGGGAAAGGCGGCAAGGCCGGTTCTCCCGGCTCTGGCGGCAAGATTTTCCAGATCACCATGGATATCACCCCCGGCATAAGCTTTTCCTACGCCACCAGCCAGAACGGCGAGGCCGTATTCGGAAGCCACTCCAGCGCGGAAGGCTCTGCGTCACCCAATGGCTACTACGATGATGTCACTGGAAAAACCTATGCCCGGCAGGGTGCGGTTGGCTATGATGGCGGTGACGGCGGCGCTCCCGGCAAATCCGGAAGGTCTGTGGCTGGCTACAAGGGCGGCTACGGCTCTCAAGCGGAGGAATACACCATGAGGATGACCGAGAACAACATCCGCTATACGCAGACTTTCAAGCATCAGGGTATCGGTGGCCCCGGCGCGGCCATGGGGACAGAAGTCACATGGGACCCGTCCCGTTTTTCGGTCGGCATGCCGACATTTATCCCCAACATCAGAATTGTAGGCAGCGCACCCGGCGCATCGGCCGTCTCCGGAGCTGACGGCGAAAATTACGGCGATGGCGGCGGAGCCGGACACGGTGGCGGCGGCGCTGGCGGAATCGGCAGTTGCAGTATTTCCATGTCTCCAACGCCCCCGTCCACGCAACATCAGGTGCTTAACTTCTCCGGCGATTTGCAGCACGGCGGCTCCGGCAGCTCCGGCGGCAAAGGAAAGCCCGGCTGCATCATTCTGTTTTACGGGAAGAAGAAAACCATCAAATCCGGGCCGTTGGTCCAGCGTGGCGGCGGGCTGTTCTTTGACCGCCTAAACAAACTTTTCATCGTGTGAGGTGATTCCAATGACGATTGAACAGAGAGTCGCAGTTTTGGAGGAGATATTCTCCAAGCTGCAAGACTATTACACATCCGCCTACTCCGGCGAGGAGATCGATGCGCGGCTGGCGTCCGCCGGTGTGCCGGTTGGCATCACAAAAGAGTACAAGAGCGTGGCCGAGATGAACCAGGACTTCACCGGCACTGACGTCCAACGCGGCCAGTTCGTCCTGATCCTGCCGGACAGCACGTCCTCCGCGGACTACGGAAAGGTGTACCTCAAGGGCACGGCCAACTGGGTGTATGCCTTCACGTTGACCACGCTAACGTCCATCAAAGGCCCCATTGGCCCTCCCGGCAAAAATGGCGTCAAGGGCGATCCCGGCGAGGCCGGTTCCAGCTTCGCCATTCTTGGCTACTTTGATACGCTGGACGCCCTCAAGGCAGCCGTCCCAAATCCCAAGGCCGGTGACGTGTACGGCGTGGGCACTGCGCCTCCGTACAACATCTACATCTGGGATTCCGTCCACGGCAAGTGGGTGGGCAACGGCAATCTTCAAGGCCCGGAGGGGAAGCAGGGTATTCAAGGCCCCGAGGGAAAACAGGGACCTGAGGGGAAGCAAGGCCCGCCCGGCCCCGTGGGCGGTTCCAGCAACTTTGTCCGCTACGACGCGGCGCAGAGCCTCACCGACGAGCAGAAAGCGCAGGCCCGGGCGAACATCGGGGCGAACACCGTACAAGGCGCGGTCCGCTATGACGCGGCGCAGAGCCTGACGGACGCACAGAAAACCCAGGCGAGGGGGAATATCAACGCTGCCCCCGGCGGGTACGGGTTAGGAGAAAATACTGGGAAATACATTGCATCGCGGGCCGTATTAGATGCAATTGATAAGAACGGAATCTACTTTTACTACAATCCGGACGAGACAATCGGCAACTATCCATACGGACAAAGTGGTGCTGTGCTTCATATCTGTAATGACAGATGCCATACACAATTCTTTTTCCCAAGTAGTACAGATACACGCTACTGGATGCGAACACGTTACGCGCTTTCAGAGACGTGGGGCGCATGGGAGTTTGTAAAAGTTCCGATGGACCTTGGCGTCGAGTACCGCACCACGGAGCGGTATCTGGGCAAGCCGGTGTATACAAAACTGGTTGACTGTGGCGCTCTGCCAAACGCCACACGCAAAACTGTAAATCACGGTGCTACTGTGGAATACATGCTGCGCTGTGCGGCTAACTGCACTGCTGGGTATAAGGACAGTCTACCGTATTGGTATAGTGATGTCGATTATTGCACGGTCTACGCCTCTACCACACAGATTATCTTCAACACTCCTAAAGACCTTTCAGACCGGACGGCAAATGCACAGATTTGGTACACCAAGCCAGACACATAAGGAGGAGACATCATGAAAGTTATTAAATATCAACTCTGCACCGAGGTCAACCACGGGACAGAGGACAAGCCGGACATTCAACAGGTTTTTTCCGCTGTCACGCTGGGATGGAGCGAGGCCAATGAGCAAATCGCCAAGGCGGAAGCCTACAATGGCGAGTACACCATTGAGGATGATGGCGAGCCGGAGCCTGTTATCCCGCCTACCAATGACGAGCTGGCGGCGGAGAACAAGCTACTGAAACAGCAGGTGTCTGCCCTGACGGAGCAGCAGTCTTTCTATGAGGACTGCATCGCCGAGATGGCGTCAGTAGTCTATGCGTGAGTTTTGGGCGGATGCCGCCCTAAACCTATATTTTTTACTATCGAAAGGAGCAAGAGACATGATGGCTATGTTGTTTGCACAGAGAGTGATTCTCGGAAAGACGGAATTTGACAAGGTTCCGGCCAAGCTGAAAGCACAGGTGGCGGACATCCTCATCAACGAGTGCGGCTTACCGGAGATGGTGCCCGCCGAGTACGGCGGCACGGCGGATGCCAATGCCTGACCGCTGCGTATGCTGTGGGGCCATTGTCCCGGAGGGGCGGCAGGTCTGCCCCATCTGTGAGCGGCAGTGGCCCTGGTTTTAACTGCACGAAACGAAGTCGGAATTATATAAATAAAGGGGCTGGGGGCAATCGAAGCAATACAAATTGTAATCAGCGCAGTGACAAGCTCCGGCGTGACTGCCATTATTCTTGCCATTCTGCAACGGAAGTGGGCCAAGGATGACCGGCAAGACGCCATTATGGAGGCGCTGAAAGTGCTGATGATCGACCGGGTGCGGTATTTAGGCAACCGGTACATTCAGGCGGGCAGCGTAAGCCTGTCGGACAAAGAGACGTTGCAGGATATGCACCGGGCCTATAAGGCGCTGGGCGGCAACGGACATTTAAACACAGTGATGGAAGAAGTGGACGAGCTTCCCATCAGAAAGGGGTAAAACATGGAGACATTGAAAAAGAGGCTTGGGAACCTGCTGACGGTCAAGAGCATCGTGACAATCGTTCTGACGGTTGTATTTACGGTGCTGGCGCTGCGGGGCAGCATTTCCGGGACGGAGTTCCTGACTATCTTTACCACGGTCATTGCCTTCTATTTTGGCACCCAGCGGGTCCGGGAGGACAAGGAATGACCAGGGCGGGCACTGTCCCGCTCTCCGACCTACAGTGGATTAAGATTTACTTCAATACCAAGCGCCTGCACTCCACCACGACCAATCTGAAGAAGATGCTGGCGGAGGCGGGCGGGGACTGCATTTGCAACGCCGCCATCTTCCTGTGGGAAAAGCAGGCCAAGAAAAAGGGGTATCCTTTGCGCAAGGCAAAGGCACTACGGCCCGCCTGTCATCTAAAGGCGGACGGCGAGGTACGGAAGGCTCCGAATTACCGGGCGTGGGCCATCAGCTGGAACACGCCGGAGGATTTTGGGGTGCGCACGGTGCCCAACAGCGATGCTAACTACATGGAGTGTGTCCACGCCATTATTGCCGGAAAGAAGATTAGCCCCATGAATTACGGAAGCGATATGGGATATTCCGCAGCCAGGACGGCCATCGGGACGAAAGACGGGCGCTTTGCCTATTACGTCAGCCGGGACCGCCGGAAACCGGAACAGCTGCGGGACCTACTGTATAGTTCTGGTTGGGACAATGCCATTATGATGGACGGCGGCGGGTCTACCTGCTTTATGGACAGCGACGGCAATGGCTTCACCGGTGACGGGCGGATCATTCCCTTTTTCCTTATGTGGAAGTACAAGAGCGGCGACGCATTCGAGTCGGAAGGAGAAAAACCTATGAGCGTAGAGATCAATGCCTACAGTAAGGCGAAGGACGGCGGCAAGAAGCTGTCCACAAACTTTACAGTGGAAGAATTTGCCTGCAAAGACGGCTCCGACACCGTGCTGGTAGCCCCCCGGCTGGTGATGGTTTTGCAGAGCATACGAAGTCGCTTCGGCGCGGCTGTGGCCATTAACAGTGGGTATCGGACGCCGCAGTACAACGTCAAAGAGGGCGGCGCGGCACACAGCCAGCACTGCTACGGCACGGCGGCGGATATTGTGGTCAAGGGGCAGACGCCGGAGGCTGTGGCGGCGTTTGCAAGGACGCTTATGCCCGATTGGGGCGGGGTGGGCGTCTACAAGAGTTTTACCCACATCGACGTCCGGGAGACTAAGGCCGACTGGAACGGGTGAGAGGAGGAGCGGCATGAAGCAAGGAAACAACTGCCTGCTGCCCATCAGAGTCAGCGGGATAGACCCCGGGCTGGTGGAGAGCATCCAGCTCAAATTCCAGCAGGGGGAGGTGGTCCGCAAGGTGGCGTATCCATCGGATGAAGCCACTTTAAAAGGAAATATCGTGTATATCACATGGACGCCGGAACAGACGTTTGCCTTTGACCCCAACGCCGAAATCCAGCTGGACGCACGGGTCAAGCTCAACGGCAGCGACTACATGCCGGACGTGCAGATCGGGCGCATCTACATGATGCCCACGCTCTTCACCCGGCAGGAGGTGTTAGGCGATGCTTGAGCTGCACATCCAGTATCCTACTGTGGCAGCACTATCGGCGGATAGCCCCACTCCGGTGGGGCTGGCTGCTCAAGGGGCCACCCTCCGGGGCCAGGATGCCGACATTGCGGCAGTAGAGAAGGCCACGGCAGCGGCAAACCAGGCAGCACAGTATGCCAGTGAGACTGCCGCAGACATCCGTCGCCGAGCGGATGCCGGAGAGTTTGACGGCGCGACAGGCCCCCAAGGACCCGCAGGACCTACCGGCCCGCAGGGGCCGAAGGGAGACACCGGTGATACCGGCCCGCAAGGCGCGCAGGGGCCAACGGGCGAGACCGGTCCAGCAGGCCCCCAAGGCCCACAGGGCGAACAGGGGCCGCAAGGTGCAACTGGCCCGCAGGGAGCGCCGGGGCACACGCCGGAGGCAGGCGTGGACTACTACACCGCTGAGGAGCGAAGCGCCTTTGTGGCGGACGTGCTGAATCAGTTCCCGGGGCAAAAGATCAGCAATGCTACCAAGGCCACCAGCGACGCCAACGGGCGGATGATCTCCCCGGTATACAACCAATTTTACAGCAACCTTGGCACACCGTCACTCTTTGAGCTGGCGGCATTGGCTCCTGAGTTTGGCTGTAAGTCTGATTTTCTGCCCAAGGCAAACGTGCAGTATGAGATCAGCAAGGACTTGGGCGAGACGTGGGAGCCGTTTGAGGTCAGCGATAACGACCACGCCACCCTTTGAGGCGGCACCTATCAAGGCCAACTCGCGATCTCCAAATTTGTGGACCCGGCAGACGACACCAGCAACCCCATCTATTTCCGCATGACGATGACCCCGGTATCTTATGTGTACATCAACCTGCTGTATATGTACGCATCCGGGCAAGGCGGACGATACCACATCAAGTACGAGAAACGGAAGCAGTCAACGCAGGCGTGGATGACGCAGTACGAGACGCCGGGAAATAGCTATAACAGTCTGGGGTGGCCGGGTCATGATATCATCTACCATCCGGCGATCCCGTACTCCCTCTATGCCGGAGCATCTTACTTTGACCGGCTGCGGATCACGATCTACAACATCCCGGACTATCGCGACAACGCCGTCAAGTATCCGACTTTTGTCCTGTACAAGGTAAAACTGTATGGGGGCTATCCGTTGCAGGATGACGTGAGTGGCATCAAGATCAATGGGGTGGACAAGACATACGAGTTCCCGGCAGCCATCAAGCTGGGCGGGACAAAGCTGACCGAGGCGCAGCTTAAAAAGCTGCTGGCGTTGATTTAATTTTGAGAGGAGGCACAGATGATGGCAACATCCACGCGGCATGGCCGCGCTCTGCAAGTCTGGATATACCATGGATACTCAACACAAGGCGATCCGGGCGCTGTTGTCATCAATGGCCCCCACCAGAGCGGAGGAGGCCGTCCGGCGGGTCGGGCTGCCTTCTGACGAGGAGACGGCGGTGCTGGCAGTGGACGTCCACGGCCGGAGTTGCCTACAGGTAGCGGAGCAGCTTTATGTGAGCGTGGACACCGTGAAGCGACTACGGCGCTCTGCTTACCAGAAATTGCAAGATGAAATCTATACTACACGTTGAGAGACGCGGTTCACTTTGAACCGCGTCTTTTTTGCGCACTTTTCTGCCCTTTTCCTGCCACTTTGAATGGAGTTTTTTGATTTACCATGAAAGCAGAGCAAGGGAGGGGTTCTCCGTGATTACAACTGGTAGAGAATACATTGACCGTCTGCGGGCGTGCGGAATGAGCGAATCCAGCGCCACAGATATTTGTTATAAATACGCGGCACAGGATGATGAAGAAGGGCTGGCTGAATTGGTAAGAGCAAACGAATTGCTCTACGATGACCGCCGGGAATATGTATAAGTATTTCAACCCCAACCCCTGCGGGAAAAATGTGGGGGATTGCACCGTGCGGGCAATCGTCAAGGCTACCGGCAAAGATTGGGGCGAAATTTATTTGCGGCTCTGTATCCAAGGGTATCTGGATGGTGATATGCCGTCGGCTAACGCCTGTTGGGGGCGGTATCTCCGCAGCATCGGATATCGGCGGTACATCGTGCCGGACACCTGTCCGGATTGCTACACGGTGGGCCAATTTGCGGAGCAACACCCGGCAGGGACGTATATTTTAGCGCTGTCCGGCCACGTTGTCTGCGTACAGGACGGGGTAATCTGGGATAGTTGGGACAGTAGCAACGAGACAATCTTATATTACTGGGTCAAGGAGGATGATTGACATGGCATACACACCTTACGGCTGGCAAAATCCCTATTACGCACAGCCTATGCCGGATAACCTGGCACAACTCCGCCAACAGCAGATGCCTCCAATGATGGCACCGCAGCCCCCGCAGAATCCGATGGCGCAGAGCGGTGTCCAGTGGGTCAGTGGGGAACAGGAGGCCCGAAACTGGATGATTGCGCCCAACGCCGCCGTGGCGCTGTGGGACAGCACGGCTCCCACCGTGTATCTCAAGCAGGCGGACGCCAGCGGCAAACCGACCCTTAAAATTTATGACCTTGTAGAGCGCTCTCAGACGCCGCCTGTCGCACCGCAGGCTAAGGCCGTGGATTTTGTCACGCGTGAGGAATTTGACCGTCTGGCAGCGATTGTTGGCGAAATTCGGGGCAAAGAAAAGCCAGCGAAGAAAGTAAAGGAGGCTGACGCTGATGGCTAATCCGTTTTTTAAGGCCATGGGCGGCGGTCAGATGCCGGGGGCGATGGGCCAATTCCAGCGGCTCATGCAGCAATTTAACCAGTTCCGCGCCACGTTTCAGGGCGATCCAAAAGCGGAGGTGGAAAAGCTGCTGCAATCCGGCAAAATGAGCCAGCAGCAGCTGAACCAGCTGCAGGCAATGGCAAAGCAATTTGAGAGCTTTTTGCGGTAATCAAAATCGTGGCCACGATTTGATTGATAAAATTTTGAAAGGAGAGATATTATGTCTCTATCTGACGGTATGCCGACGATGACCATGCCTGTGGCTCCCGCCAACACCTCCGGCAGCGGAAACGGCTTTGGCTGGGGCGGTGACGGTGCATGGTGGATCATTATCCTGTTTTTGTTTGTTTTTTGCGGCTGGGGCGGCAACGGCTGGGGCAACAACGGCGGCAATGGCGGCGGCGTGGTCGACGGCTATGTGCTGACCTCTGACTTTGCCAATGTCGAGCGCAAGATCGACAGTGTAAATCAGGGTCTTTGCGACGGATTTTACCAGCAGGCGCAGCTTGTCAACGGCACCAACATGGCGATGGCCAACGGCTTTGCACAGGCCGAGCTTTCCCGCAGCAACCAGCAGGCGGCTCTCATGCAGCAGTTGACTGCCATGCAGATGCAGGCCGCTGAGTGCTGCTGCAACACCCAGCGCAGCATCGAGGGCGTGCGCTATGACATGGCCGCTCAGGCTTGCGATACCCGGAACACGGTGCAGAACGCCACCCGGGATATCATCGACAATGCCAACAGCAACAGCCGCGCAATCCTCGATTTCCTGACCCAGAGCAAGTTGCAGGATCTCCAGAGCGAGAATCAGGGTTTGAAGCTGGCCGCATCTCAGGCGGCACAGAACAACTACTTGATCTCCCAGCTGCGGCCCACGCCCATTCCGGCGTACCAGTCCTGCAATCCCTGGGCAGCAGGCACATACAACGGCTGCGGTGGCTGCGGCTGCTGACAACTGCATAATTTAGCTTCCCGGCGGCATGACCGGGATGATCGGCCCCATGCCGATACTGACAACAACGCGGCGGGGCAATAGCTCCGCCGCTGTTATATGAAAGGATTGATTTTATGGCTGAGTATACTAACTCCAACATTGTTGAGGTCGCAGCGGGTCAAAACGTGCCACTTACCAAGACAGCAGTCAACAGCAAGACATGCATTGTGCACCGTGAGGGCGCGGGCATCGTTACCCTGCGGGGTCTGACCAACCAGTGCAAGGCCCGTTTCCGCGTGGCTTTTGGCGGCAATATTGCCATTCCCACCGGCGGCACGGTGGAGGCCATCACCGCCGCTTTGGCTATCAACGGCGAGCCGCTGACCGGCGCCACGGCTACCGTAACCCCGGCGGCGGTGGAGAACTATTTTAACATTTTTGTCAGCGCCATTGTGGAGGTGCCTCGGGGCTGCTGCCTGACGGTGGCCATGGAAAATACCAGCACACAGGCGATTAACTTTGCCAACTCCAACCTGACTGTTGACCGTGTGTCGTGAAAGGAGACGGACTATGCGAGATTATGATGATCTGCGGGAGATGCTGTGCAAGGAATTGGACGATCTCTACGATGAAACCGCTAAGAAGGGCGGCGTAAATGCTGCTGATCTGGATGCCATCCGGGATATTACCAGTGCCATCAAAAACACCTACAAAATTGAGATGTTTGAGGGCGGCGACTACTCCCGTGATGGAGACTGGGGCGCCAGCATCCGGGGCACCTATGGCCGGGGGAATTCCTATGCGCGGCGCGGCACCCATTATGTGCGGGGCCACTACAGCCGTGGGAATAGTCAGGAGCGGATGCGCATGCAACTGGAGGACATGATGCGGGAGGCTGATACTGACGCTGCCCGCGATGCAATCCGCCGCTGCATGGATGCTCTTGGAGACTAAAGGGGGTATGCCCCCATGGTCGACGAACGCGAACTGTCGTTATGGATTAGCCGATTAGAAACAGAGGAGTCCAGCTGGGCAAACTATGAAAAGCTGGCGGCGCTGTATATTATCCAAAACCAGAACCGGGAACCGATAAGGGAAAGCCATATGGTTGAGGCGTATTCTGAGGCCCCCGCACCTGACAGCGATTTCCTCCGGGCGGTGTCTAACGTTGACCCGGCCCGTGCGTGGGAAGTCATGGACGAGCTGATGGATAGCTTGAAAGTGGTAAACGAGCGGGTTTATAATAGCGTCATGCGGAAATTGGAAGCGTTTTAAAAACGTCCCCTGCCTGTATAGGCGGGGGACGCTTTATCATCTTTAAATTTCATCTGTAATTTCATCTGTAATTTGATTGTAAAAATGCGCTTTTTCATGTAAAAAAACGTCAAGCCTTGTTGCTTTTAAAATGGCTGAACCCGTTGAAATATAAAGAAAACCCCGCAATCACAAGGATTGCGGGGTTGGTCCGAGTGGCGGGAGTCGAACCCGCACAAATAACTGCTACAACCGTTGGAAATACAAAGTTTTTAATTGTTCATCTGTAATTTTATCTGTAATTCTTTTTCAAAATAGCGATCGAGGTTATCTGCGACCTGCTTTGATTTCTTGCTAATTGTATGCTGATACACGTTTTTAAGCATATTGTTTGTGGCGTGTCCCATCCGCTCCATAGCGTATTTGTCTGGCACGTTCTGTTCAAGCATTACAGATGCGTTGACGTGGCGCAGATCGTGAAATCGGAATGGAGGGATATCATGGCGGATACAAGCGCGTCTTAAATGGTTATACATGGCGCTGCGGGTGTAGTGCACGATATATTCGTCTGTGCGCGGCGTTTCCTCCAGTAGGTGCATTATGTACGGAGGGACCTGCAAGCGTCGGTTTCCGCTGTATGTTTTCGGTTGCTTTAACTCAGGCCCGTTTTCACCTTCAACGAGTGCTTGCTTGATGATAAGCGTATTCCCATCAATGCAATCCCATGTCAGGCCGCGAATCTCCGATGTTCTCAGGCCAAGCCAGACGGCCAGCAGAAACGGCAGCTCAAATTGTTTTCCACGGCAATCCTCATGCAGTGTCCGAATCTGGTCCATGGTAGGGATTTGGATTTTTGGAGCTTCCTTCTGTGGCAGCGTAATGCGGAACATCCGATCTGGGAAATATTCTGCCATTGCTGCGGTGAACAACCCGTAGGCATTGCGGACGTATTTAGGCGATTTGGAGCGAGCCATTTTATTGACGGCCCGTTGTACACGCTCTTGCGAAATGCTATCCGCTGGATCATCCATGATTTCCTGGAAAACGGATTTGCGGAGCTTTTTATACCCATTGATCGTAGTAGGGGATAGAACGGTATCTTTGCTGGAGATGTATCTATCGATTACTTCTCCAACGGTGAACCTTATTTTTATCTTGGCGGCTTTGGCACCAGACTTGATGGCGGCAGCTTCATTTTCAGCTTCTCGCTTGGTCGGAGCCGTGATGGAGAGACGCTTTCCGTCTACCATGATGTTGATATACCATGAGCCGGACGGCAGCTTTACCGCCTTCGGTATTTTCATATTATTCCCTCCAAAAACCGATATTTAGGGCGTGCATATCCACAAATACGCACCAGCACAACAGCAGGCTAATTGCTATGCCCATAATCAAAATCACGCAGTTCCGAATCCGCAGACCCTTTTCCATGACGTGAATGGTATAGTTTTGCACGTCAATCATCTCCCGCTTGTTGGACAGGCGCTTTTCCAGCCCGTCCTTTTCCGCCTGCAAGGTTTCTTCCGTGGCGGTACAGTGATCGCCAATACCAAAAAATGCATCCAAAGACACCCCCAGTGCCGCACAGATACCAGCTGTGGTATAAAGGGCCGGGGATTTGGACGCATGGGCGAAGAAATTATTAACGGTGGAGAGGGGGACACCGGAAGCATCGGCAATGTCCTGGGCCGTCATGCCCAGCGCGTTCTTTTTTTCTCTGCATAGTTCCTGAATCGTCAAAAAAATACCCCCTCCTGCATAATCAGACAAAATATGGACAGGCAGAGACCAATTTTGGTTTTGTAACAATTTGTCGGAAGGTGTCGAATACCCGAATTTGAAAATTGCTCTACCTACCCTGTTTCTGTTACGGTTACATCACGGCAAGCCAATGCCCCCAAGGCTTGCCCTCCGGCCCCCGCCGTTTGTTGCAGAGGCGGCGGGGGCATTGGTTAGCTAATAGCCCAGGAATTGCCGCAGTTTTGGCAAAGACAAATCTTTTCGTTTTTAACGACAGTCTTTTCGTTCCCCTTGCTTTTTTTCCAAACGAGATTAGATATGCCGAGAGTGCAAAACGCAGTCACGCCGCGGGCGGCATTGTTCAGATGCCCGCCAATTCCGTTTCCGTGTTTTTTCGTGGAGGTCGAAACCTGCTGAATTTCAATCGTTACATTTTCGCTTCCGCAATTTGGACATATCATGATAAACTTTCTCCCCTCTGTTATTGTATTTTCGACTGAACAAAGTGCAATAATCGACATATAGTAAAATAAAAAGTGACCCTGCGGCCGTAAGCCGCTCCACAGTATTTCTTAATTGTTGCACAGCGCCGTGCATCAAACACCTGTTGTAGAACATAGGGATGAATACCGAAAATGAGGTCGAAGTATGGACGCACAGGTGCAAGCTGCGGCGGCGCTGTATCTGATCCTAACGCCGAAGCAGAAAGATGAAACGCTCGCACTGATTAAGCGCATCCTCGCAGAGGAGGAGCAAAAAATAGCCTTAGAGCCAAACGGGGGGACGCAAGATGTTGTATAACGACGCAAAATGTGATACAATAAGCAGAGCAGACGTTGAGATACTGCGCAAAAAACTGGTATGCGTCGCGCTGGCGCTTTCGTATGAAGAAAAGGTACAGCTTTTAAGATTTATTGAAGGAGAAACAGCCAATGAAAGAGGCTATGATTGCATGGTACAGAGACACCAAAATGGTTGACGCTGTGAACCGCTGCATGGACGCAATCTGTGCGTCTGGACTTTCCGCAGATGGCGCAAAATATCTTCCGGCTTGTCTGGATCAGGCCATTCGTGCCAGCAATCAGGTTGCTGCTCAAAATACGCAATTCCACGCTGTCCATATAAGCGTGAAAGAAACCGATGGCGGGTATGATGTTACGCCTTTTGAGTTAAGATTTGTTCGATAGCCGCCGATGGAGATTGTTTAATTACCGTATGAAAAGGAGGTTCATTATGAGAAGAGAAGATTTGCAATCTATTGCTGTTTCATGCTTTGGGAACTATTACAGCGTAAAAATTGGCGACGTTGAGATTAGCAATGTCAAAGCGTATTGTTTGGAGCAAAACAGCGATGGCAGTGTTCGCTTGACGCTCAATCTTGATTGTTGCTTCGCAGATACTCAGGTGGCCTTAAATCAGCCAGCCAATTAAAGCGGACGCAATAGCCCCCGTTATCCACGAGTTTCGTTCCATACAAGCACCGAATTTACTTAACAACCCCTGCTTTGGCATTTCTTGCCCTGCAATGATCTTTTCCAAAATAGAAATGATCTCTTGCAGGGCTTCCTTATCGTTCCCACCATCCCGTTCGGCACGCTCTTTCATCTCTTGGATAGAAACAGAAACAGAATTGTTATTACCAATTACCGAGTTTGTAACGGTGCCGATATTAAAAATTGTCTGCGATTGATGAGAAGGATTTTCCCGGATAGGCGTTTTCTGATAGTACACGTTTAGAAAATTTGCGGTACCGCTATGGGATTCTGTTGAAATTTCGGAAACATATACCGTTTTTCCGTCAGGAAAAGTCAGGGCATCGCCTTCTTTTATATCGACCGTCGGGAGAAAATTGATAGTATCTTTCCCGCGCATTTTATCGAAATTTGGCAGCCCTTTTTCAATGGATACATTTTCACCATTTCTTTCCACTGAAAAACTTACGCCGTGGGCTTTAATAAAATCACCGACAGGCATTTTTGCCCCCCCTGGTTTATTTTGTATTTGTCATCCACTGGACTGCGGCCCAGTTTCATGCATTATTCCTCTTGCTTTTCAAATATTCAATATAGCGTGAAATCTCAGTTAATTCATCCGCAGATGCGGATCGGATAAACTGCGCGATTTTATCGTCCACACCCTCGATCTTCGGATCGGGGGTTTCTTTTATGCTCTTATCTTTCGTTTTGCCCTGGAGCCATTCAACGGACACATTGTATTCTTCGGCTATTTGGTACAGCTTTTTATTGTATGAAATGCTGCTTCCGTTCTCCCACATAGCAACGATTGCGCCATCGTTGTATCCAATCTTCTTTGCAAATTTCGTTTTTGCGCCATGCACATATTTCCCATCTGGACCCTTGGGGATAAGGCTTAATATGCGCTCCAACACAATGTCCATAAATAAACCTCAGATTTGTCACATTCGCCAAAGTTAAAAAAATTTAGGAATCGCTATTGCAAAGTTAAATTTTGTGAGGTATCATATACCTAAGCCCACCGGAAAAGGGTACACGAAAACCAGCCCCCATAAAAGCGGCTTTTGCAATGTCTTTTGGCGATTTCATTGTAATACGCTTTCCGGGTCGTGTCAAGCGTGATTTCTCACATTCGTGAGGTTTCGGCGGGTATTGAAAGGAGGATGCATGATTTGGCATTGAGAGAACTGCGAGAACGTTCCAGCCTGACCCGTGCACAGGTAGCGAAGAAGCTGAATGTTGATTTGTCCTGTGTGACGCATTGGGAGCTGGGCGACTGGCGACCGGCACGGAAGTACCACAAGAAGCTGGCGAGGATGTACGGCGTGACGGTGGACGAACTGTTCAAGACCAGCGAAGAGAACTAACACACAACAGGAGGGGAGGAAAGATGACACGTATGAATGAGAACTGGGCAATCTGCCACGATAACGGCGTTGCGGGACAGCGCGGCGCAAGCGATGGTTTCACTTCCGAGGCGCAGGCCGTAAAATTTGCGGCAAAGATGGCGTCGCATGGCGTTACCATCTACGAAATCTGGCGTGTGGAATAAAAAATGCCCCGCCCGGTGTAGCAGACCGGGCAGGGCGGCGGAACAAATCTTAGGTTCAGATATGTGTCCTGTGGCTATTTTAGCACAGGGGAAAGGAAAATGCAATGCCGAAAGTAAAGTTGAATCGGGATATGCGGCAGGAGCGGATCGACTTCCGCCGGAACCTAATCGAAAGCAAGGCACATTTACGGGGATACCGGAACCAGCGGAGCATAGAACGGGCTATGGGCCTGCCGGACGCATGGGTCAGCAAGCGAATCTGCGGTACAACGCGCATGACGCTGGATGACCTGGACAAGCTGGACAAGCTTTTGAAATTTGACGCGCAGGAGTTGGCGCAGTTAGTGAGGTGCCGGTGATGGATTGGAGTTTGTTTTTTATGATCCTGGGCGTGGCGTATGCGGCTACGTGGCCCTTTAAGATCGTGGATTTCATTGAGGGGAGGGGACGGCATGAAGCGTGACAGACGGACGCGGGAGCAGCGGAAGACGGATGCCTCCGCATGGATGGGCTTCATGTGCTTTCTGGCGCTGTTATTGATTGCCCTGTCGTATATGGTGGTGAGTGCGAGATGAACGCAAGGAATCGAAAAGAGCGGATGCCGCTGCGGCCTTGCCCGGTGTGCGGGACGGACAGCGGTGAGCGGGTGCAATCCACGGACGCACCGTTTAAGCATTACGTGCGCTGCGGGTTCTGCGGGGCCAAGACCGGCGGTTACACCAGCCAGAACAGCGCCACGAAGGCGTGGCAGAGAGGGGATGCGTGGAAATGAGATGCAAGGTATATCCGGTGTGCGCCCACTGTTCCACGGTGATGGACCCCGGCCTTTACGATGACGTGGCCCCTGGGTTCCTGGTGAACGGCGAGTGCTACTGCCCGGAGTGCTTCAAGGAGTGGATGAAGGACGCGGTGGACAGCGACCCGGAGACCGTGGCACATGCCATGGGGATCGCGATCATCGACATCCCGGAGGGCTGATATGACGCAGTGTGAGCGGATTTTGAAGTATCTGGATGAACACGGCAGCATCACACGGGCCGAGGCCATGAGCGAGTGCGGCATCGCCAATTTCACGGCGCGGGTCTCTGACTTGCGGCGGGACGGCGTGGCGCTTGACGTGGAGACGGTCACACAGAAGAACCGCTACGGCGAGACCGTGCGGTTTGCGAGATATAGGAGGGAAGAATGAACCTTTACGAAATTGATGCGGCCATTACGGCCCTGGTAGACCCGGAGACCGGCGAGGTCAGCGACTTTGGCGCCTTCGACCAACTGAGCATGGCACGGGATCAGAAGATCGAGAACATCGCGCTATATTACAAGAATCTGGTGGCGGATGCCGCTGCCTACAAGGCTGAGAAGCTCGCCTTTGCCGAACGGCAGAAGGCGGCGGAGAACAAGGCCCAGCGCCTTAAGGACTATCTGGCGTACGCCTTGCAGGGGCAGAAATTTGAATCCCCCCGCTGCGCGGTGAACTTCCGCAAGACTACCAGCGTGAATGTGGCTGACCCTGACACTGTTTTGGCATGGCTGCAGGACCATGCGCACGAGGACTGTATCCAGTATGCGGAGCCGACCATCAGCAAGGCGGGGCTTGCCAAGATCATGAAAACAGAAGCCGTCCCCGGCGCGGAGCTGGTGAATGGTTATAGCGTGGGGGTGAAGTGATGAATATCTTTGAAAGCATTACTGCGATCATGCAGGAAATTCCGGCGATTGGGAAGGAGAAGAAGAACCAGCAGCAGGGCTTCAAGTATCGCGGCATCGACGATGTGATGAACGCTTTGCAGCCGATCCTGTCCAAGCACAAGGTGTTCGTTGTGCCGGAGGTGATCGATCAGTCACGGGAGGATCGTGTGACCAACAAGGGCGGTACGCTGCTGTATTCCATGCTGAAAGTCAAATACACGTTCTACGCGGAGGACGGCACCAGCGTTTCTGCGGTGGTGATCGGTGAGGGCATGGACAGCGGAGACAAGGCCAGCAACAAGGCGATGGCGATTGCCATGAAGTATGCGTTTTTCCAGGTATTCTGCATCCCCACCGAGGAAATGAAGGACCCGGACGCGGAAACGCCGGAGCCGAGCAGACCGAAGGAACCGGCGATCCCAACGCGGCAGAAGCCAGGGTACAGATTGCCTCCGCAGGGCGATGCCACCGTTATCTGTGAGCGCTGCGGCGGTCAGGTGATGGATTACTTTGACGGCAGGGCCACGGTGAAGGCGGCACGTCTGGCGGCGAGAGCGAAGGAACTGTACGGCTATGCGCTGTGCGAGAAGTGCGTATCCGAGGCCAAGGAGGCCAACGATGCAGCAGGTTAATGCCACATCGTTCCGCTGGTCTATGGACAGTGCCGGGGACTGGCTCTGCATCCAGACCAAGGACGCACGGCGGACACTGGACAGCCTGAAACCCGGCAAGGTCTACGACGTGGAGATCAAGGAACACCGGGAGAAGCGGAGCCTCGATTCCAACGCCTACGCATGGCTGTTGATTGACCGGCTGGCTGAAAAGCTTCGGATTCCCAAAACGGAAATCTACCGACGGTATATCCGAGAAATCGGCGGGAACAACGAAACGGTGTGCGTGACAGCGGAAGCAGCGGACAAGCTCCAGAGCGGTTGGGAGCATAACGGGCTTGGCTGGCAGACAGATACCATGCCAAGCAAGCTCCCCGGCTGCGTCAGGGTGGTTTTGTACTACGGTTCCAGCACCTACGATACCGCGCAAATGTCCAGGCTTATTGATTTAATCGTTCAAGATTGCCAGGAGCAAGGCATTGAGACCCTGCCTCCGGACAAGCTGGCGGGGATGATGGAGGAATGGGGATGCACAAAATGACAAAGGCGACGGCCATTCCGCAATCCGTGAAAGTTGTGGTATGGGCACGGGACAATCACCAGTGCGTGATCTGCGGGTCTCCCGCAGGCGCGCCTGTGGCCCATGTGGTACGGCGATCCCAAGGGGGCAAGGGAATTGAACAGAACATTGTGACCCTCTGCCCCCTCTGCCACCGCCTGTATGACGAGGGGCCATTAAGAGACCGCGAGCGCATCTACGTGCGGCTGGTGACGCACATGAAAGCATTTTACCCGGATTGGAACCGGGAGGACATGATTTACAGAAAGGGAGCTATTTCATGCTGAACAGAATTATTGTGATGGGCCGGATGACCCGTGACCCTGAATTGCGCCGCACTAACAGCGGCACGGCGGTGGCATCCTTCACCGTGGCGGTCGATCGGGATTTCAAGTCCCAGTCCGGCGAGAAGGAAACGGATTTCATTGACGTGGTGGTATGGCGCAACACCGCCGAATTTGTGAGCAAGTATTTCTCAAGGGGCCGCATGGCCGTGGTAGAGGGCCGCTTGCAGCTGCGTGACTGGACGGACAAGGACGGCAATAAACGCCGCAGCGCCGAGATCGTGGCTGACAGCGTGTACTTTGGCGATTCCAAGCGGGACGGCGGCGATAACTCCGGTTGCGCACCGGCTCCCTCCGGTGGGTTTAATGAGATCGAGGATGACGGCGACCTTCCGTTCTAAGGCGGTGGGTATATGCCGAACAGAATCATCAAGGATAGCATTCGGACAAGCAAAAGCATCAATGCGATGTCGGACTTCCAATTCCGATTGTGGGCATATCTGATTACTTACGTTGATGATTATGGGCGCGGCAGCGCAGACCCGGAATTGCTCAAAGGCTTTGTATTCCCCCGCAGAAAAGGTGTAACTGAGGGAACGATCAGTAAGACGCTTGCAGAATTGGCGACCATAGGCTCTGTGATCCTCTATGAAGTTGACGGAGAACCGTACCTATGTTTTCCAAACTGGAGCGAGCACCAGACGGTGAGGAACAAAGTAAGCAAATTCCCGGCACCTGCTGACGGATTGATTACATCTGAAATCAATTGCAATCAATTGCAAGCAGGTGAAAGCAAATGCGCCCGTAATCCAATCCAGAATCCAGAATCCAGAATCCAGAATCCAGAAGAAGTAGGCGGCGAGCCGAAAACGGCATCCCCGCCGGTGGTTTCCATCCCCCTCAATGACGGCACTGAATATCCGGTGTCGCAGGAGCAATGCCAGGAATGGGCGGGCGTGTACCCTGCTGTCGACGTGATACAGCAGTTGCGGGAGATGCGGGAATGGTGCCTGAATAACCCGGCGAAGCGGAAAACGGCGCGTGGTGTGCGCGGATTCATTACTCGCTGGCTTGCCAAAGAACAGGATCGCGGTGGCCGTAAGGGGGCAAAAGGCCCCGGCAACAAATGCGAGGACGCTTGGGGGTATGTGTGATGGCGGGAGATTTTAAGCTGGCTGATCTGGTGCGCCCGTGCCGGAGATGGAAGGCGGCAAGGACGCCGGAGGTGACGTACCAGTCTCAGCAGCTTTGTTGGGACTGCGCTAATGTATACGGCGGCTGCGAGTGGTCGGCGCGGTTTGAGCCGGTCCCCGGATGGGATGCGATAGCCACAACACGGACGGTCAGCGGGAAGTTTGTAGAGAAATCTTTCAGCGTCCGCGCCTGCCCAAAATTCAGGAGGGGATAACGATGAAGTGTGAACTTTACCACGATAATTTTCAAAATTTTAAGCGATACAATGTACCGAAAGCACAACTTGTGATCGCGGATATTCCGTACAACATCGGTGCGGATGCATACGCTTCTAACCCTATGTGGTACAAGGACGGTGACAACAAGAACGGAGAAAGCAAGCTGGCGAAGCAGAGCTTTTTTCACACGGACGGGAATTTTCGCATTGCGGAGTATATGCACTTCTGCAACCGGATGCTGCGGAAGGAGCCGAAGGAAAAGGGGCAGGCACCGGCCATGATCGTATTCTGCGCCTTTGAGCAGATGCAGACGGTGATCGAGTACGGAAAGCAATACGGGTTTATGAAGTCTTACCCCTTGTTTTTCGTAAAAAACTATTCGGCGCAAGTGCTGAAGGCCAACATGAAAATTGTCGGCGCGACGGAGTTTGCCGTTGTCCTCTACCGGGACAAGTTGCCGAAATTCCGCAACGTGGGGGCAGACGGAGAGCGGCACATGGTATTTGACTGGATCTCGTGGGAGCGTGACAAGCGCAGCGAGTATCCGAAGGTACACCCAACGCAGAAGCCGATTGGTGTCTTGAAAAAGCTGATTTCCGTATTTACGGATCCCGGCGATGTGGTGATTGACCCTTGCGCTGGCAGCGGGTCTACGCTCCGGGCCGCATATGAGTTAGGGCGCAATGCCTACGGCTTTGAGGTTGATAAGGCGTTTTACAAAGCGGCAAAGGGGGAAATGCTTGCACCACTGTTTGAAAAGCCGGAATTTGAGCAAATGCGAATGGGAGAAGCAACATGATCCGGCTTGTGATTGACATTTACGATGGCGAGGACACACAGGGAACGAAGGAGGCGGTGGCCATGCTGCTGGAGCCTCTGGGCCGCGTCCGGGTGGTCAGCGTCATTACCGATGGCAAGGGGGAGAAGCGGTGATTGCATTTGAGATCCCCTATCCGGCAACAAAACGCGGTAAAGCGGCGTGGAACAAGCGGTTTGGCCTGAACGCGTATTACGCCGGTAAGCATTGGTCACAGCGGAAGAAGGACGCGGAAGAGCTACATACCTTGGCCCACTGGGCAATGCGCAAAGCAGGTGTTACAAAATGCCTGGTAAATTACCCCGTAAAGGTGACGTTTTTCTGGAATGACAATTTGGACGTTGACAATCACGGCGCGCTGGGCAAAGCCTTTGTGGACGCGATGAAAGGCTATATTTTGCCGGATGATAACCGCAAATGGTTCCGTGCCGTGGAACACAAATTTTGGGGCGGAGATACGATCCGCGTGGAAATTGAGGAGGCAGAATGATGGATGCTGTGGAGTTTTTGGACAAGGTTGACCGTCTCAGCAAAAGGGGGTCTACCGAAGAAAAAATGCGCTACAACGATTACAGGACAGCAGGAGATAACACATGGGCGGTGAAGTTTGTCGAGCGGTGGACCGCCGAGCACCCTATCAAAACCCGCCAGAGCGTGTTTTTGGAGATGTTTCCCAATGCGCCAATATTTCCAGATACCGGGATCGTTAAAATATCCCCCTGCGAAGTGGATGCAGTATTGCGTGGGAATTGCCCCGGCGTTGGATGTTGCCCGGAGTGCCGGAAGAAATTCTGGCTTGCGGAGGTGGAATGATGCTCCATCTTGGTGACATAACGAAGATCAATGGAGCGGAGGCCCCCGTTGTGGATGTGGTGATCGGCGGCAGTCCGTGTCAGGACCTTTCTATTGCCGGAAAGCGGACAGGGCTGGCCGGGGCGCGCTCCGGCCTATACATGGAACAGATCAGGGTCGTGAAGGAGATGAGAGAACATGACATGGCAAGCGGGAGAACAGGTGAGTTTCTGCGACCTCGGTATATGGTCTGGGAAAATGTTCCCGGAGCCTTCTCAAGCAACGGAGGAAAAGACTTTGCGGCCGTCCTCGAAGAAGCCATCCGGGTCGCAGAGCCGGAAGCCCCCGATATTGAAGTGCCTGAAAAAGGTTGGAACACCTGGGGGGGATACCACGATGAAATGGGAGGACGATGGAGCGTTGCGTGGCGAGTGCTCGATGCGCAACACTGGGGAGTCCCCCAACGTCGCCGTAGAATCGCGCTTGTCGCAGATTTTGGAGGCGACACCGCATGGGAAATATTGTTTGAGCAGCAAAGCGTGTCAGGGTATCCTGCGGAGAGCGGAGCGGAGGGGGAAAGACCTTCCGCCGGTGCTGAAAGCGGTGCTGCTTGCGCAGTCCGAATCAGGGGGGGCTGTGACGGAGGAGGAAAAGGAGCCTTAGTCCAGACGGAGAAAAGCGGTACGCTTGGCACCGGCAATGACCAGACGATTTTTCAAAACTGCTTGACCCCATGGGATTGCCAGAGCAAGCGGGTATACAGCGAAGCCGGTGTGATGCCAACGCTGCCAGCCGGAGAAAACAGCGGCCAGAATCAGGAATCGGTGCTGTGCCTGAACAATCAGGGCGGTAGCATGATGGGCGTGAGCCATGATGTTTCCGGGACGCTGAGAGCACAGGAGCATTGGCACCAACCAGCGGTCATGGCGTTTGACACTACGCAGATCACCAGCAAGCAGAATGGGAGTATTCCTGATTTTGGGAAGCCCTGTCACACGCTGAACGCCAACGCCCATGTGCCGTGCGCCATTCTGGATATGAGCCACGCCTGCGATGTCATCCGAGACTGCGGTGAGGTAGCTCCCAGTCTGCAAGCCCGTATGGGAACCGGCGGCAACCAAATCCCGCTGACGTACCAGAAAACCACCGGGACTTTATCGCCCGGAGCACACGCAGGGAGCTATAATGGGCAGGATGCCTATAACGATATGCTGGTATGCGGAGCGGCTGTACCGGATATTGCACACACGCTAAAGGCAAAAGCAAACTGCGATTTCCGGGAGGATTCGGAGACATACCCGGTGCAGAACCGTGTTGTTCGCCGTCTGACCCCGTTGGAGTGCGAACGGCTTCAGGGATTCCCTGACCACTGGACCGACTTGGGCGAGTGGACGGACAGCAAGGGCAAGCGCCATAAGGACGCGGACAGCCCCCGGTATAAGGCACTGGGCAACTCCATCGCCCTGCCGCCGTGGAAATGGCTGTTGAAACGGCTGTGCGGCAACTACGAGCGGGACGCGACTATGGCAAGTTTGTTCGATGGAATAGGTGGTTTCCCGCTGATCTGGGAGCAGTTGAACGGACGCGGAACGTGCCTATGGGCCAGCGAGATTGAAGAGTTTCCCATCGCAGTGACCAAACGGCGGTTCGGCACGGTAGAGAAACCAGGAGACATGGGGCGCTTTTTGTTCCCATACGGAAAGGATGAATTATGAGAGATACAAACCTCGTAAATTCGCTGCGTGAGCACGCAGAATGGGCACAGGCAAATGAGTGGGAAACGCCGATCACGCTGGGCGATGATCTGACAGAAGCAGCCGACCGGATTGCCAACCAAAACACCTACATCTTGGCCTTGCAAAGGGAGATTGAGTGGCTGCGGAGCCAGAACGAGCAGCTTCGGGAGGCATCGGCCTTGTTGGCCAAGAAAAGCGCGGAGCTGCTTGAACGGCGCTGGATACCGGAGGTGAAATTATGAAAAAGTGCACCGGTGAAAACTGCCCCATGCAGATAGGCTATGACTTTGAAAACTGCGCCGCAATCGAAAAGTGCCCGTATCGCACGTGGCCCGTTACCATTGCCGACCGGATCCGGAGCATGACGGACAACGAGCTGGCCGGGGTGCTGTGCAATTTCCGGATGGATATCATCGTGAAAAACCTCTCTGGTGTTTCGACGATGCCAGAAGATTGGCATGAAATTAAAAAATGGCTTGAGACCCCGTGGGAGGGCAAGCCGTGAGCAAGGCTCAGAATGGAGGAAATGTGATGGAGCGATTGACCTATTGGAACGAAGAATACGGGTGTTGGTCTTATCATTGCGGAAGCGGTGAAGCGGCAAACCGCCTTGCCGCCTACGAGGACACGGGGCTGACACCCGAACTTGTGCAAGAAACCGCAGAATTAGCAATATGGATACATGCGAATGGCCTTGAAAAGATTAAAGAATGGATTAAGGCCGACAAGGCCGGTCGGCTGGCGGTGCTACCGTGCAAGGCGGGAGATACGGTGTATGAGGTTACAAGTCGAAAAACCATAAGCGAATACCGAGTAAAGGCAATTCGCGTGGAATTGTTTTGTACATTCATTGAATGGGATATCGTAGCCGGGTTTGTTGATAAATCCATTTTCGGCGTACCGGTTAATGAAATCGGCAAGACCGTATTCCTCACCCGCGAGGAGGCGAAGCGTGCATTGGAGGCGATAAAGGATGAGTAAAGCCGTACTTATCAGCATCCGCCCCAAGTGGGTGGAGAAGATCGCCAACGGCGAAAAGACCATCGAAGTCAGAAAGACCAGACCAAATTTGCCAACGCCGTTTAAGGCCTATATCTATTGCACGCTGCCAAAATATCCGCACGAGGACTTCATTGCGACGGACTATCCAAGGCCACAGTTTTACGGCGGCGGCAAGGTCATTGGAGAGTTTACCTGTGACCGAATCGATGAGTATGACGATGATACGATTTTCTCGTTCCGACATGAGGACTACGCGCGTTGGAACGATTTTGACCTTGACCGTGCGTGTATGCACCCGGAAGATTTCCAGAATTATGCCAACGGCAAGTGGCTGTACGGCTGGCACATCTCAGACCTGCTGATCTATGACCAGCCGCGGGAGCTAAGCGAGTTCCAGCGTGCAACTGACCCGTGCGATTCTTGCCATGCAGAATACACATGGGAATGCACGGACTGCAAAAAATTTGGCGGTAACATTAAGCGCCCGCCCCAGAGCTGGTGCTATGTGGAGGAGGTCTGACAATGGCAACTGTTAAGTGCGCTTTTGGCAAGAGAGGGCGTCCGTCCCACGAATGGAACGACGGCAAGAAAGACCGTATCTACTGCCTCGGATGGGTTGACCCCATGACGGATGCCCCATTGCCGGAGTGCGTAGCTTGCCCCGATTTTGTGGACAAGGCACAGGATGACTTAGAGGCATTTTACGGGAGGGCTGAAAATGGCTGAATACATTAAGCGGGAAGCGGCAATCGCTTATATCCGTGAGCAATCGGAAGAATGTCAAAAAGCGTTTGAAGAGCTTGGTGGGGAAAGCGGAATCTACGCAGACGCCTATAACGATTTGGCGGAGGATTTTTACGGCATTCCTGCTGCTAAGGCAGTATCACTTCACGACATCTACAGAGTTATTGCAGGACATAGCTATTATCATGGCGACCGTATCCTTGCAGCATTGACATGTATCGGAGAAGGAAAAGAAGTGAATCCTGTACGGCCTTCCGACGTGGCCACGGTGGTGCATGGGTTGTGGTCGGATGCCGGTTTTGGGGAACTGCCAAAACACGCACCGTATGGATGGGCTTGTTCCGTCTGCGGAGGCATTTCCTTTAACAACGAATATATCTACTGCCCCAACTGCGGGGCGAAGATGGACGGAGGTGCTGAATGAAGATATACAAGAATCCGTGGGTGACACGAGAAAGCTACTTTGTGAAAACTGGAACTGCAAAGTCGGCAAAGATGGAGGCATCAAAATCCAGCGGCTATTCTATTGATTTTTGGAATGGCAAATGGGTTGTTCGCAAAACGGCTTATTATAACAAGTCCTTATCTGAAATGCCGGTTGTGCTCGAAAACAAATGCAGTTTGCAGGCGCGAATTGACAGGGCGATTGTAGACACGGTTCTTGAGTTTGTAGCGGTGGCCAAGATGGACGGAGGTGACAGCGAATGATAGATACCGTGATGGTGAATATTGGCGCGGCCTTTATGATTGTCGGCGGTGTTGCGCTGGTGGCGATTGTTCTTAGCTTGGTAATCTATGCCGCCGGTTGGGCTTGGGTAGCTGCAAGTGATAAGTGGAGGGATATCCTCCGAGCAGAAAGCCTGATCTATGAATACCGCATGAATAGAGATTCCTATATTAAATGGAAGAAAAATGCGAATAAGGACGGAGGTGCTGACCATGAGGCTGATTGATGCTGATTGGGCGCTTGGCCATCTTAAACCCTACGAGCCATCCGATGAGGAATGGAGCGTGACTGGCGGCACGGCTTTGCGTCTTATCCATAATGCTATTGATAACGCTCCCACCGTTGATGCCGTAGTCGTGACGCGGTGCAAGGACTGCAAGCATTTGTGCGTGTGGAATCGAAAAGATATGTACGCATTTTGCCCTAAAACAAACATCGCGTTTTTGCCGTTTGAGCTGGACACAAGGACATTCTTTTGTGGCTTCGGCGAGAGAAAGGAGGACGCATGAACAACTGCGAATCCTGTCTCTACTATCCGCCCAGTTCTTGCGATGGAAAGCCGTGCTGTGTCTGTTGTGATACGGATGATCCCGAGTTGAGCTGCTATATCGAGCGGAAGGAGTGCGCTGATGGCTAAACAATCCGGCATGATTGCCTTTGCCGAGCAATTCGCCCAGGCGAAAGTAGACGCCGCCCAGCGGCTAACCTCACAGTACATGATCGACACCCTGCAAATGACCCTCCACCAGACGGAGGGCTGGGGGTATGACCGGATCATGCGCCTGACGGAGGCGTGGCAGCAGACACAAAAGGAGTACACGCCCGCCCTCAATTCCAACGACCCGGCGGCGGACGTGATGCAGGAGCACATGGATCGGGTGATGGCCCAGATCATCGGCGGCAAACAGGAGCTAAGGCCGTTCCCAGAGCGGTATCATGAGCTGCGGAAAGTGACATATGGGAGGAGGTAACATGACAAACGATGACAAAGCCCTGCTAAGGGCATATGCGGAAAACAACATGAACCTGGAGCAGGCTGCACGGCAGGTCTATATGCACCGCAATACGGCGGGCTACAGGTTTGATCGCATCAAGAAAGAGACCGGGTTAGACCCGCATTGTTTTTATGACCTGGTGGCATTGCTGCGGAAGATTGGGGAGTGCGTATGACCGAGGTGATAGCATGAGTACATTCCCGGAGCGGCTGCGCAAATTGAGAGAATCTGAGCGGCCTGCTAAAAGTATGAGAGTGAAAGCGGAGTTGATCGGAATTGGACATGATACGCTGCGGAAGTACGAAACCGGGGAAAATGAACCGGCTCTCAGCCAGTTAAAGCTGATAGCGAATCATTACCACGTCAGCTTGGATGAGCTTGCATGGGACGAGGGCGAGCGAGAGAGTAAACCTTTATAGTATCGCAAAAAAAAT